GCTGGTTTAGTAGTTCGCTTGCGTGGTGTATACAACATTAACTCAACTTTATATGCCTAAGAAAGGGTAAAAATTGAAAATTGATCGTAATCTGTCCCTTGTGATGCAGGTGCAGACTGAGAAAAATGGTTTAGTTCACATTCATTCCACATCTATCAGTCGATCTGTATTTGAACAATTTTATCTAGAACTAGGAAAAGTGTTTAGTCAATGCTTTGATAGTATTAACCAAGCACATTTAGCTTTATCTGCACCCCAGTTAGCCTACCCTGCTTTGAAGTCAATAGCGCAGAAGGCTGGCAACTGGGATGGTGCAGGCGGTGTTAAGTTTGGATTAGTTAATGAAATCATAAGGTTAACTAATGTAGCAGTAAGTACTGAAAGTGGATGGGAAACTATTCCTTTTGATACAGCAGTAAAAAAAGAAATTTTGAATGAGGATGAAGAAGCTGAAGCATTAAGCTCATTAATTTTTTTTACTGCAATCTCCAAGGTTGCACCAAAGGATCTGAAAAATTCTTTCTTGGAGATGGCAGGTGCATTAAGGAATTGGGAACTTACATTCTCGGATTGTACGGAGTATATGAATGGTTTGCCGACATTGACCAAGAAAGAAAGTACTGGCAAGAAGGCAAAGGAATCATCCATAGTATCCTAGACTATATGACTTACATAAATTTTGGCGAATTTATGAAAGAAATAGGTTTTAAATGGGAAGATGCTTCAGAATTTCGCCAAAGGTATTTAATTAGGGCTATTAAATCTAAGACTTTTTTTTAATTACTAGGAAGATAACATGACAGTAAAATCAGTAATTGAGATAGATGTCTTAGACGAAAAGTTTAAAGCATTTCAAGCCGCTTTTGAAAAATACAAAAAATCTGTTGATGAACAATCCAAAAAATGGAAAGAGTTCAATAAAACTTTAGAAGAAGCTGAAAAACGCCAAAAAGCCTTTAATAAGGCTATGTCAGACGGTGCAACAGCTTTAAAAGGTGCTGTAGGTCTTACAGCTTCTATTGCTTCCAATATGGCTTCTGCAGCCATTTCTGCCGCTAAATGGCTTACTTATGGAGCTATTGGTGGTGGATTTGGTCTTGGTGGATTAGCTTCTGGCGCAAGTACTTTGCGTAGAGAAGCTACAGGTTTTGGTGTAAGCACAAGTCAATTAAGAGCCGCTAGAACTTATGGTGAAGCTTATGTACCCGGCATTGAAAGTGTAATGGCTGGTATTCAAAGATTACAAACAGATGTTACAAAACAAGCTTTATTAGGATTTGTTGGTGGCGATATAAGTAAAAATGCTTTTCAAAATCTTCCCGATGTTATAAAACAAGCTAGATCAGTTTTGCAATCTACTGGCGGAGATATTTATACAGCTAAGAGAATGACACCGGGATTGGAAGAAGTGTTTAGTGATGAACAATTACAAACACTTTTCAATATGTCAGCAAGAGAAGCAGCTAATTTAGATGTTTCTTTAAGAAAAGGTGAATCCAGATTTAAAGTAGATGAAGCTGATTATGAAAATTGGCGACAATTTTTTATTCAATTAAAAGAAGCTGGAAACTACATTGAAAATAAATTAATAATTCATTTAAAAACTTTAGGTGATGCTTTTTCTAAAATATCTGTAGCTGTTGTAGAAGCTATAGATAAAATTTTAAGCAATGATCGTGTCATAAAATTTTTAAATGAAACACTTCCAGAAGCCATTAAAAAATTTGCAGATTATTTAACAAGTCCAGAATTTAAAGCTGATATAGACAAATTTTTAGATGCGCTTGCTAAAGTTGCAGATGCCGCTTATGGAGCTGCACAATTTCTTGGGTTAATTGGTAAGTCACCAGAGCAAAAATCAATAGAACATAAAAATGCTTCTGATTTATCAGTTCTTCAAAGTGATATACAAAATGACATTCTTAACCCAGTAAAAAATAAATTTACTGGAATAAAAATGTTTAGAAATCAACCAGCAGATTTATCAAAAGTTGATCCAAAATTGTTAGCAGCAATTCAATCCGCTGGATTAACTGTAGAAAGTGGATATAGAACTCAAGAATATGCAGAATTAATGGGAATATGGCATCCGGGATCTCATCATACTGTTCTAAACAAAGAGGGATATGCTACAGGTGTTGATGTAAATAATGCACAGTTAAGAGCTTTAAGAGCAAAATTTAAATCTGAAGAAGAATTTAACAGAGCAACACATTTATATGCTCCTTTTGGCAAAGATCCTAATGAATTAAATCATCTTGAATATTTTGATCCAAATGCAAATAGACCAATTTATGTAAATACTGAAGATGGAACAAGTAAAAAAGCTGGAACAATGGCTGGAACACAAAGAAGAAATTAACTATGACATCTTTAGCTCAAACAACTTTTTCTGCTGCTTTTGAAATAGCTCCTATATGGCTTGTAGGCGGTCTTGCTGATTATCTGGGTGGATATGCTCCAATAACATTATTAACTGAAATGATGGATATTCCGGGCATTGAAAATGGTGAATTTTTTGCTCATTACAAACCATTGCCCGGTGGCACTTTGGCTAAATGGAAAGTAGCTGAATATCCTTTTGCCAGCTTTGCAACAGCCGCAAATGCTGTAGTTCAAGAACCATTGGATTTAAGTATGTTGATGGTTTGTCCTGCTCAAACTGGTGGCGGTTTAACAATTAAATTAGCTATTTTGACAGCTTTACAATTTGGTATTCAAAAACACATTACTACAGGTGGAACTTTTACAGTTTTAACACCTGCTTTTGTTTATGCAAATTGTTTATTGACTGGCATTAGAGATATAACTCCACCGGGAGATAAACAAGTTCAATATATGTATCAATGGGATTTTACTCAACCATTGATTACTGCATCACAATCTCAATCTGTTTTGGGAACTTTGATGAATAAAGTATCTAATGGATTGCAAACAACAGCTAGTTGGACACAAGCCCCAACAGCAGAAATTCCAACAAATATTAATTTTTATGCGGATTAATTATGACTACTTTAGTTAAATTTAATCCTTCTCCTTATGCTAATTTTCAATTTAATCCTACTTTAGATGGAATAAATTATGTAGCAATTTGCACTTGGAATTTATATAGCAGTAGGTATTACATCAATATTTACAACAATAATAGCACTTTAATTGTTACAAACCCTATTGTGGCATCTCCAGATGATTTTGATATTAATTTGGTGTTTGGTTATTTTCAAACATCAAAATTAGTCTATAGACTTAGTAGTAATAATTTTGAGATTACTCCATGAGATTCTATGACATTACTATTACTTCGCCATTAGAAGATCCAAATCGTTTTAGAGCTTTTAGTTTTAGTTCTCAAACTACACCGGGTTCAGATAACTATTCTGCTTTACAAGTAGATTTAGACATTTTTCAAAATGCTTATCATCAATACGCATCAAATGGATATGTAAAAGTTTGGGGTATTGATCTTAAATCTTTAGGTCAAATTGGCAATTACAATCCTGTTATTACTCCAGATGGTAAAAAAACACAGCTTTGTAGAATAATTATTCAAGTAGGAATGTCTAAGGGTTTACCCTATGCTAATCCTAAACAGCGTGGATTAATTCTTCAAGGAGCAATTCTTCAAGCTTTTGCAAACTGGCAAGGAACAGAAGTAGGATTAGATTTAGTAATTATTCCAGCTTATGTAGATCCAAATGCTTTGGCAAACATTACCTTTAACTGGAAAAAAGACACAGAATTAACGGATGCAGTAAAAAAAGCATTAGAAATTGCCTACCCTGCAACACCTGTAAATGGATCTTTTAGCAAAGGTTTAGTTTATACAGAAGATGCTCCAGAACAAAATTTTACTTTGCAATCTTTATCAACAAAAATAAATAAAGTTAGCAGGAATATTAAAAAAGATCCAACTTATACTGGAGCAATCATAACTGTTAATAATGAAGGTTTTTTCTTAACAGACAATAAAATTACTCCATCAGCTACAAAACAAATTGCTTTTACAGATGTTATTGGTAATTTAACTTGGCTTGGAATTAATACTATTTCCGCAAAAGTAGTAATGAGAGGTGATCTGAATATTGGAGATTATATTTCTTTTCAAGAAGGTTTGCCTTTGCTAAATATTATAAATAATGCTTCTCAATACAGAAATAAAATTTCCTTTAATGGAACATTTTTTATTACCAAATTGCACCATGTAGGCAGTAGCAGATCCCCAGATGGCAATGCTTGGGTTACTATTATTGAAGCAATTATTCCCGGTAAACCTATCAATCAAGTATGAGTTCAGCCCAAAAAACGCCTTTTGCGGTATCTATTAGCAACTATGTTCAACAACAAATTGAACAAAGTCAACAAGCTTTTGGATTTCAACTTCCTTGCAGAGTTACAAAAGTTACTGGATCTATTGTTACAGTAGCTTTTGAAATTGACACAGGGGGAGAATTTACTTTTCCAGAAGTTCAATGTCCTATTGCTCAAAGCATATATGTAAGACTACCTGTACAAGTTGGTGATTTTGGTTTATGTATAGCTGCAGATGCAAGGCTAGGGGGCATTACAGGTCTTGGTAAGGGGTTAGCACCATTAGGACTTCCTTTTAACCTTGGTGCTCTTGTTTATCTGCCTATTGGCAATTTAAACTGGTCATCAGTAGATCCTAATGCAGTTAATATTAATGCTCCTAATGGAGTAGTTCTTAGGGATACCAATAATAATTGCACAGTTACTTTAACCCCTTCTGGAGTGACTGTGGCTATTGGAAGTACTAGCCTTGTAGTAAATAGTACAGGAGTAACAGTTAATGGCAAATTTACAGTCAATGGAGATGTTGCAACAACAGGTGCTTTAACTAATAATGGCAAAAGTGTTGGTAGCACCCATAAACATTCAGGTGTTCAAACAGGCACAAGCAATACAGGAAACCCAGTATGAGAACTTATGGCGTAGACCCAAACACCCAACAATGGGTAGAAGTGACCAATACAAGCTATGTATGGCTGGCTACTTTGGCTCAAACTTTAAGATTAAATCAAGGGGAAAGCCCTTTTTATGCCAACTATGGTATTCCAGCGCAAAATTCTGTGCATACTCAAATTCCACCAGATTTGGCAGTCAATAGAACACAAACTCAGTTTGCTCCATATTTTGCTAGTTTGACAGTTTTAAAACAACAAAATACAGTCAACCCAACTTATAATGTTAATGCTGTATTCCAGAATGGAACAATTATTTCTACAACGGTGGCAAGCTAATGGCACAAATTACTTCTGCTGGAGCAATACCAGCTTCACCAACAGATCTGCTTAATGCTGAAATAGCGGCAGCAACAGCCCTTGCTCCCGGTCTAACAGCCAATTTACCCGGCAGTCTTGTAGAAGATATGGCTTCAACAGCCGCTGGTGCTGTGGTAGTTCAAGATCAGGCTTTTGTGGACTTGGTTAACTCCATTAGCCCTGCAACTGCTAACCCTTCAATTCTTTACCAATTGGGGCAAGTCTATGGCGTACAACAAGGTCAAGGTTCAAATACTTCTGTATATGTTGTGTTTACAGGGCTTGCTGGGTTTGTTATTCCTATTGGATTCACAGTTTCTGATGGAACTTACCAATATACCGTGCAAGATGGCGGGATTATTGCTTCCTCTGGGCAAAGCTCACCTTTGTATTGTTTAGCAACAGTTCAAGGCTCTTGGGCTATTCCAGCAGGAACTGTTACTCAAATCATTACTTCTGTTCCAGCAGGGTTTACCCTTACTTGCACAAACCCTTCTGCTGGTTTAGCGGGTTTAACAGCCCAAACTGTTGCTTCTTATCAAGCTCAAGTGATGCAAGCTGGAATGGTAACTGCTCAAGGCGTTCCAACTTTTATTAAAGCTCAACTACAGCAAGTATCAGGTGTGCAACCAAGGCTTATATCTGTCCGTTTGGTAGCCACAAATCAATGGGAAATTATCTGCGGTGGTGGAGATCCTTATCAAGTAGCTAATGCTATTTTTAACTCTGTTCCAGATATTTCTAATTTAGTAGGGTCTACCCTAACTGTTACAGGAATTACTTCTGCAAACCCAGCAGTAGTGACTACTTCTTTAAATCATGGCTATGCTTCAGGTCAAACAGTTACCATTGCTGGAGTAAGCCCAAGTGGATTTAATGGAACTTTTACAGCTACAGTTTTAACTGAAAATACTTTTAGTGTTCCATTAAATGCAACTGCATTAACTTATGTAAGTGGCGGTGTAGTCACGCCTGATTTAAGAAATGTAACCGTAGCTATTGATGATTATCCTGATACTTACAACATTACTTTTGTAAACCCACCAGCGCAAACAGTAGCAGTTACTATTACTTGGAATACTATTTCAACCAATTTAATTAATCCAACTGCTGTGGCTACTTTAACTGCCCCAGCAATTGCTGATTATATTAACAGTATTCCTGTAGGCGTTCCAATTAATACTTATGAATTGCAAGATGCTTTTCAAAATGCTGTAGAACCAATTATTCCGCCAAGTCAAATTTCTAAAATTAACTATGTAGTGGCTATTAATGGTATTGATACATCACCAGTTTCTGGAACTTTATTGATCTATGGTGATCCTGAAAGTTACTTTACAACCAATACCAGCTTGATTACTGTAGTTCAAGGCTAATATGCAAACCCAAGTGCTACCAGCTTATCTTTATCAGCAATATACGCAAGATCCGTATAGTGAAGATTTGCAAGCATTTTTTACTGCATACAATACTGAATCTCAAACTAGGCTAGATGCTACTAATAACTTAGATTTACCTATCTATACAGGTCAATATGCACCTTTGTTAGATTGGACTGTTTATGGCATTTATGGTTACACAAGACCAACTCTAGGCACTCCAACGCAATTTTCACCTTCTAATGTCTACAATACTGTTCCTTATAACACTATTGCCTATTCCCAAGATACTGAAATTGCCCCATCAAATTACTATGCAGTAAATGATGATATTTTTAAAAGAATTGTGACTTGGAATTTTTACAAAGGTGATGGATTCCAATTTAATTGCCAATGGTTAAAAAGAAGAATTAAACGGTTTCTTTTTGGCTACAATGGAATAGATTTCCCAATAGATAATACCTATGAAATTAGCGTAAGTTATGGGGCTAATAATGTTATTAATATTTTGATACCTCACACTTCTGTTAGTGGAGTTTTTGAATCTGCATTACTTTCTGGTGTATTAAATGTGCCTTTCCAATACACCTACACTATTGCACTTTCAGGAACAATTTCATGGTTAAATAATTCTAGTGCAACAATTGGATGGAAAAATAATTCCAGCACACCTATTACTTGGTTTGCTGTAGAATAAAGGATAATTTATGACAGTTCCGTATACTTTTGCTAGTGCTGTAGATCCCCTTCCTTTATCGGAATTGGATGCCAACTTTGCTACTGCAATAACTTTGGGTAGCTCTGCAATGATTTTGGGTGGAACTTATACCACCATATCAGGGTTAAACCTTAATTCTGCTAATATTTCAGGAAATTTTACAGGGACTGCTACAGGAACTTTTGCAACAAATAATTTTTCTATAAAAGAATCGGGTGGAAAACTTTATTTTTATTATCAATCTACTCCTATTGCATCGTTAGATTCATCAGGAAACTTTACAGCTTTAACTACTAAAGCTGGTGCAACACCTTAATTTTTGGAGTTAATAAATGACAATTACAACTTCGGGTACTTCGATTACCTTTAGTGATGCAACTACTCAGACAACTGCAGCTACTACATCTATCCCATCAGGCTCAGTAGTTCTTTTTTACCAGTCTGCTGCTCCTACTGGATGGACGCAAGTTACTTCACTTAACGATTATGCTTTGCGTCTTGTTTCTGGAACTGGTGGAACAACTGGTGGAACAACTGCATTTAGCACAGTATTTTCTAATCAAACACCAACAATCAATGTGAGTGGTTTAAGTGCTGGCGCAACAACACTTTCTACCGCACAAATCCCAAGCCATACTCATAATATTTGGGCAGATAGTGCACCGGGTGGTGGTTGTAATGGGGGCAGAGTTTCTAGTACAAATCAAGGTCAAGGTCAATATACTTCTATTGCAACAGGTGGTGGTGGCTCTCACTCTCATAGCCTGAGTGGTTCAGCGACATCCTCTGCTATTACTTTAAATGTGCAATATGCAAATATTATTATTTGTAGTAAAAATTAAAAAATAAAATGAAACTAGAATCTAAATCAAACTGTCCTTTAAATGGTTTTGAACCTTGTAAATTATGGGATTGCTCATGGTTTATTGAAGTAAAAGGAAAACATCCCCAAACTGGTACAGATATGAATGAATGGGGTTGTGCTATGGCTTGGATGCCTGTAATGATGATTGAAAATTCTAGACAGCAACATAGCACCGCTTCAGCCGTAGAATCATTTAGAAATGAAATGGTAAAAGCCAATGATGCAAGTCAAAGGGTTTTATTAGCAACTGCTGGTATTCCGCAACAAGCACAAACAATGATTTTGGAGAATAAAGAATGAATTTAACTATTATTAATGAAGATAATGCAGTTTATGTAGATGGCATAGCTTTAGCTGGATTAGATTTATCTACTACAAATATTCCAGAAAATGTCCATGCTTTGCAATGGAAAGTTAATTTGGGTTGGATTGAATTTAAAGATAATGCTGATTTTACAAAACCAGCTAATGAAGTTATTTCTGCACTTCCAGATTGGGCTAATAATTGCGTAACTGTATATAACAATCAAATTGCGGCAAATCAAGCGGCACAAGCAGAAGCAGAAGCAAAGGCTTCTATAAGCCAACCTAAATCTACAGGCACACAAACAATATGAGCCAAGTAATTCCACAAAGTAAAGTTATTCCTGTGCCACCAGCACACAGCCTTACTTATGATGGGGCTACTTTAAACATATTTCATGTAAATAAAGGCGAAGGTTTGCCAACCCATAATCATTTATATGCTCATGCAACTATCTGTATGGCTGGTTCTTGTGTGGTTCGCAAAGAAGGTAAAGAAGTTTTAATGACAAAAGATACACAACCTATTAATTTGGTTGCTATTGAATGGCACGAAATTGAAGCCCTAGAAGATGGTACAGTTTTTGTAAATGTATTTGCAGAAGGAAAGTATTAAATTTAATAGTTTTTAGCTACAATATGTAAAATTAAGGAAAAGTTATGACTGTTCAGCTTTTTGCCAATAATGCGAAAACAACGCTGGCATCACCTATTAATGCTACCCAGACTACCATTACCGTAGCTCCGGGAACAGGCGCACTTTTTCCTAATCCAAGTTCTGGTCAAGGTTTTAAAGTTACCTTGGTTAGTGCAACTTCAGCAACAGTTTATGAAATTTGTCTTTGTACTGCCAGATCAGGCGACACTTTAACAGTAGTTAGAGCCCAAGAAGGCACTTCTGGAACACCCTTTCTTTTAAACGATATTGTTGGCAACTATGACACAGCAGATGTCATGGCTAATTTGGTTCAAGTTTTACAGTTACAAAATCAATACTATCTATATGCTGTAGCTAGTGGATCAGCTAACGCTTTATCAGCAACAATTCCTTCACCTTTGACAGCTATTCCAGACGGAATGTCTATTGTTGTCAAAGCTACTGCTGCAAATACTGGGGCAACCACTTTAAATTTAACTCTTGGAAGCACTTCAACAGGTGCAGTCCCTATTGTTACAGGAAATAATACTGCTTTAGTTGGGGGTGAAATTGCCGGTGCTGGATACCCAATTACTCTTTCTTACAGTTCTACCTTTAATGCTTGGGTTATTACTGACGGAAATATTAATTTAAGCCTTTATGCTTATATTAACAGTCCAACATTTACTGGCACTCCAAGAGTTCCAACAGCGGCATTTAACGATAACAGCACTATTATTGCTAGTACTTCTTGGGTTCAAAATCAATTGGCTAATTATGCGCCAATTTACAGCCCTACTTTTACTGGTGTTCCTGCTGCTCCAACTGCTCCTTCTGGAACTAGCACAACTCAAATAGCTACTACCGCTTTCGTACAGAATCAAATTTCTACTCAAATTAAAGGTTTAGGATTTGGTGGCACTACTTGGAATAATGTAATTGGTAGTCGTTCTAATAACACTACTTATACTAATCCGTATTCATATCCAATTATGGTAACAGCTTGGCACTCAGGTGCTTACCCCGGAGATTATGGTTACGCTTTAGTTAATGGACTTCAAGTAACTTATTTTTATTCAGATACTACTAACGGTGGTTCAACATCAACCATGACTTTTATTGTTCCACCGGGAGCTAGTTATTTAGTTTATTGCTCGGCAAGTATTGGTGGTTGGAACGAACTTTATTAAGGAACAAACATGACTTATAACTATGGTAGCCCCATTACAGGCACTCTTACTGGAACAACAGCTACTGTAGGCGTTCCAGCTTTAGTTTATCCAGCAACTATTGTGTTGAATTCCACAGCAGGTGGCAGAGCAATTCAATTTTCTTTGGATAACGGTACAACTTTTTATACAGCAGTAACTCCTACAGGAACAGAAACAAGTCAAATTTATTATGTTTTGACTTTTCCTGTGACTACACTTAAATTTACTGGCGCAGCAAACGACACTTATTCAATTCTTTAATAGTGTTGTATAAGGGTTTACCATGACAATACTATTATTTGCAAACCAAGCGCAGACCACTCTTGCGTTACCAGTAGCCCCTTCTGATACTACTATCTATGTAGCTAGTGGTACTGGTAATTATTTTCCCAACCCACAGGCTGGGCAAGGTTTTAAATTAACATTAGTTAATTCAACAAATTCATTAATAGATGAAATTGTTTTGGTAACAGCCCGTTCTGGCGATGTCATGACTGTTGTTCGTGGTCAAGAAGGAACAATTCCTCAAGCTTGGAAGTTTGGAGATTTTGCAGTTAACTTAGATACTGCTGGTTCTTCTGATGCTTTTGTTCAGTTCGATCAAATTGAAAATGGTTCTATCAATGCGTACTTTAATAGTATGCGAACCACTACAGGACAAGTGGATTCTGTTCCTGTAAACCCAACAGATTTAGTAAATAAAGCATATGCCGATTATTTAGTTCAAGGCATGACACCAAAAAAAGAATCTCAATGTGCCACAACGACAATTGCACAAGGTGGTGGAAATATTGCTTTATCTGGTTTGCCCATTATTGATGGTTATCAAACTGTTGCAGGAGATCGGGTTTTAGTTAAAAACCAAGACAGCCCTGCTCAAAATGGTATTTATGTAGCTAGTGCTGGAGCATGGCTCAGAGCTACAGATATGGATGTTTGGTCAGAAGTTCCAAGTGCTTTTACTTTTGTTCAAAACGGTATATACAATGTCAATACAGGTTGGGTAGCTATTGCTCCAGTAAACGGAACAATTAATGTAACTCCAATTAATTGGACACAGTTTTCTGGGTATGGAATTTCAGGTTACTCTGGTTATTCAGGTTATTCTGGCTATTCTGGCTTTAGTGGTAGCTCTGGCTATTCTGGATCAGGTACATCAGGCTATTCAGGCATAAGCGGATTTAGCGGTTACTCTGGCTGGTCAGGAATCTCAGGATACAGCGGTCAATCAGGCTTTAGCGGCACTTCTGGTTATTCTGGATCAGGTGTATCAGGATTCTCTGGCTATAGTGGCTACAGCGGATTTAGCGGCATTTCTGGCTATTCTGGAATTAGTGGCTATTCTGGCATTAGTGGATATAGCGGCATATCAGGTTATTCTGGTATTTCGGGATACAGCGGATCTGGCATTAGCGGATATAGTGGTTCTGGTATTTCAGGATATTCAGGAACATCAGGCTGGTCTGGCATCTCTGGCTGGTCTGGCTACTCTGGCATTAGCGGTGCATCAGGCACTTCAGGTTGGTCTGGCTATAGTGGTTATTCAGGCACATCAGGTTGGTCAGGTATTTCTGGTTGGTCAGGCTACTCTGGTACATCGGGTTGGTCAGGCATATCAGGCTATTCTGGATACTCTGGAACTTCTGGTTTTAGCGGTTATTCAGGAATTTCTGGTTATAGCGGAATTTCTGGTTACTCAGGCATTTCTGGCTATTCAGGAGTATCAGGTTTATCAGGATATTCAGGATCAGGTATTAGTGGGTATAGCGGATTTTCTGGTTTTAGTGGCGCACAAGGTACATCCATTAATATCAAAGGAACTGTTGCAACTCCAGCAGATTTACCAGCAACAGGCAATCAAGTTAATGATGCCTATATTGTTACTTCCAATGGCGATCTCTATGTATGGAATGGCACAGCTTGGTTTAACGCTGGTCAAATTGTAGGTACATCGGGCTATTCAGGTTACTCTGGAACATCAGGATTTTCTGGTATTTCTGGCTACTCTGGCACAAGTGGATTTAGCGGTATCTCTGGTTATAGTGGCACAAGTGGCTATAGTGGATTCTCAGGTATCTCTGGTTATTCAGGCTCTGGTGTAAGTGGATATAGCGGTTGGTCTGGTATATCAGGTTGGTCTGGCTATTCGGGCTATAGTGGCACTTCTGGCTACTCTGGTACATCAGGCTGGTCTGGGTACTCAGGAACTTCTGGCTGGTCTGGAATCAGCGGATATAGCGGTTATTCTGGCACTTCAGGATGGTCTGGTATTAGCGGTTTTTCTGGTTATTCTGGAAGCGGTGTATCTGGTTATAGCGGATACAGCGGAAGTGGTGTGTCAGGTTATTCGGGATATTCGGGCTATTCAGGATTAGGTCTATCAGGCTATTCAGGCTACTCTGGACTTTCTGGAACATCAGGTTATTCTGGAACATCAGGATTTTCTGGCTATTCTGGAAGTGGCATAAGTGGATTCTCTGGATATAGCGGATCTGGTATTTCTGGTTACTCAGGCTATAGTGGATTAGGTATATCAGGTTATTCTGGTTATTCAGGATATTCTGGCGCTGTTGGTGCTGGCGGAACTATTGGTAACTGGGGTTCTTTCTATGACACTACAAACCAAACTGCATCAAGTACAACTTCTGCTTACACTATTGCTATTGGAAATACTGATCCTAATAGCACAGGTGTAAGTATTGTTTCTGGCAATCAAATTACTTTTGCCAATGCTGGTGTTTACGACATTCAATATTCAGTTCAATTTCAAAATACAGGAACTGGTTCAGGAAATGACAATGTAGATATTTGGATTAGAGTAAACGGAACTGATGTAGCAGATTCAAATAGCATATTCAATACTCCTAGAGCACAAGGTGGCACTAATGGTTATTTAATTGCTGTTACCCCATATACTTTAAAACTAAATGCAGGTGATTATGTTCAGTTAATGTGGGCTGTTACTTCCACAGGTATTTCTATTGTTACTACTGGAGCACAAACCAATCCAACTGTTCCAGTTACACCCGGTGTAATTGTTTCTGCTGCACAAATAATGTACACCCAATCTGGATATAGCGGTATATCAGGCTACAGCGGAAAATCTGGTTTTTCAGGTTACAGCGGATCAGGCATTTCTGGATTTAGTGGCTATAGCGGTATAAATGGCGCAACTGGTACTTCAGGTTATTCTGGATACTCTGGTACAAACGGTTCTACTGGTACAAGCGGTTATAGCGGTTACAGCGGAATTAACGGATCAACTGGTATTTCTGGTTATTCAGGCTATTCAGGTTTAAATGGTGCAACAGGAACATCTGGTTATAGCGGTTATTCAGGGGCTACTGGAGCAACTGGAACATCTGGTTATTCTGGTCAAAACGGTGCAACCGGCACTTCTGGGTATTCTGGTTATTCAGGACAAAACGGTGCAACTGGAACAAGCGGATACAGCGGATATTCTGGACAAAATGGATCTACAGGAGCTACGGGTACATCGGGCTACAGCGGATATTCAGGAGCTACGGGTTCTGCTGGACCATCTAATGTACTTAACTCTACAGCTACAAGCTCTAATACTAACTATTATTTGGTTGGCGTAAGTGCTACGGGATCTAACCAAACTCCATATAGCAATACTTCTGTTTATTACAATGGTAGTAATGGATATTTGTATGCAGTAGCTCATCAATCTACCTCTGATGAAAGATTAAAATATAACTGGAGAGATTTGCCAAATAACTTTATTGAACAGCTTGCACAAGTCAAACATGGTATTTATGACCGTATTGATATGCAAGATACTCAGGCTGGTGTTTCTGCTCAGTCATTGGAAGCTGTTTTAAAAGAAACTATTTCAGAAAACGCACAAGGCTACAAAACTGTAAATTATGGTAATGCAGCATTAGTTTCTGTTATAGAATTAGCAAATGTGGTTCTCAAGCTTAAACAAGAGGTTGAGGAATTAAAAAACAAACTATAAGGATTAGTGATGCAATCCCCAAAGTATTCGGTAGTGATACCGACTTACAATAATTGTGAGAAATATCTAAAACCCTGTATTGATTCAATAATCAAATACACCAAAATGACTGACATAGAGTTGGTCATTTCTGCTAATGGATGCACAGATAATACAAGAATTTATTTGTATTACTTACAAAGTGCAATACCAAATATAAAAGTAGTATGGAATCATGCCGCATTAGGTTTTGCTAAAGCAACTAATGAAGGCATTAAAGCTTCTTCTTGTCCTAAAATAGTGTTGCTTAACAATGACACTTTGTTGCTAGAACAACCAAAAAACCAATGGTTAAATAAACTAGATGATTATCATGCAGATATATCTTCAGTTTTAACTTTACATTCTCCAATCACAAATCAAAAATTTGCTGTATTTTTTTGCACAATGATTGATAGAAATGTATTTAAAACTATTGGACTGTTAGATGAATCTTTTGAAACTGGTGGATGTGAAGATATAGATTTTTGCTATAGAGCAGATCAAAATGGTTTTAGTCTTGTAGATGTTGGTTCTAAAGGTGATTTTCCTATTTACCATGTAGCAGAAGGAACAGTTCATGATCCTGAATTGGTATCAGATTGGGAGCAAAAGTTTCATAAAAATGAATTGAAACTGGCTAAAAAATACAATATGGATCACTATAGATATTTGTTATCAAATAACTATGAGAGAGCAGTATTCTTAAAAGGTGATCCAGTATTCCCTAGAGAAACTACTAGATATGAATGGGCTAATAACAATCTTGATGATAGAACTAATCTAATAGAGATTGGCTGTTCTACAGGCTATGGAAGCCAGTTTTTTCCAATCTATTATGACTATATTGGGTTAGATTATGATCCTATTATTGTGCAAGTGGCTAAAGAACAAGAATGGGGTTTCAATAGAAACTTTGTTCATGCTGACATTAATAACTATGATTTAGGTATAGCGGCTACTATTGTTGCTTTTGAGGTAATAGAGCATTTAGACAATGGTTTAGAAATTATTGAAATGCTTAAACAAAAGTGCCATAGACTATTGATTTCTGTTCCTTGGAATGAGCCAAAAGGTTTTTGGGGTGAGCATCACAAATTGCATGGTTTAAATGAAAGTCATTTTCCAGACTTTACTTTTAAATATATAAATCATGCAGGACAAATATCAGATATGCCACAAGCTATTACACCTGAAAACCCAAGTAATTTAATGCTTTGTAGGTGGGACAATGAGTAAAGTTTTATGTTCAATAGCTACTAGGGGTAGATACTTTAGTACGCTACCTATGGTTTTGCAAGCTGTTATTAATCAAACTTGGCTACCCAATAAAGTAGTTATTTTTGATGACAATGATGAACCTCAAGACATGCGACAAGAGTTCATTTATCAGCATTTATTTCAACAAATGCAGATTAAAGGCATTGAATGGGAATGGCTGTTTGCTGATAAAAAAGGACAGCACCATATTCATCAAAAAGCCAACCTGATGGGGTATGAATGGGTTTGGCGGGTAGATGATGACTGCGTTCCAGAGCCTACAGTTCTTCAAAGTCTGTATAGCCATGCTACACAGTTTCCTAATGTTGGTGCTGTTGGTGGTTCTATCATTACTGGAGAACCAATAAATGCTCATAAATCTACAGGGTTAATAAAAAATATTGATTCTGAACCTAATATTCAATGGGATTTTATTAAGGGAATTAAAGAGGTAGAACATTTACATTGTTCTTTTTTATACAGGGCTGGTATTCATGACTACAACCTAGGATTATCTAGAGTAGCCCATAGAGAAGAAACTTTGTTTACTTTTGGTTTATACAAAAAGGGCTATAAACTGTTAACTGTTCCCTATGCAACATCTTGGCACATGAAAAATCCTCAAGGCGGAATTAGGGCAGAAACCAAAAAGGAAATGTTTGACCATGACGAGCAAATTTTCAGAAACCACATTAGCTATAGTGGGAGTACTATTGTGGTACTTAATGGTGGTCTTGGGGATCACATTGTGTTCAATCGTATATTGCCTGAGATTCATAACCCAATTGTTTTTGGCTGCTATCCTGAAATTATTAAAAGTCATTCTATAGCTGAAGCACAAAACCTTTTTGGTAGCCTAGATCAATGGAATATCTATGCCAAAATGGATCAATGGAAATGGACTAATAGTCTAGAAAATGCTTACAGAAAGCTTTATCTATGATCCTAATACATCCTTTTGCAAAACCATTAAGAAATGGTAAAGAAAACCCAAAAAACTATCCTTATTGGAAAGAATTAATTGATTTAATTGATGAGCCAATAGTTCAAATTGGTGTTGAAGGAGAAAAACAATTAGTCCCAGATTTTCGTAAAAATTTGTCAATTTTAGAACTTAGGCATTTACTTGATGAATGTCGTACTTGGATTGGAATTGATAGTTTTTTTCAACACCTTGCATGGGATTGCAAAAAGTCAGGAATAGTTCTTTGGTCAGTATCTGACCCATTAATTTTTGGTCACAAAGAGAATACCAATTTACTCAAAGATAGGGTATATTTAGCTCAAAATCAATTTCTTTGGTGGGATTTTACTGAGCACAATCCAGATGCTTTTGTGAAGCCTGAAGAAATTTTGAAGTGTTTAAAGGCTTAACATGGAATTGTTTATGGATTCGATAGAAGAAGTGGTACACGATACGGAAACTAGACTATCAGTTCATGAAGCTGTATGTGCAGAAAGATATGAAGGTATTCAATCTTCTTTTGACAAAGGTGTTCAAAGGATGCAAAAAATTGAATACATGCTTTACTTTGTTATCTTTTCGGTATTGTTTGGCAAAGAATTTGTTATTGATTTAGTTAAGCATTATTTATTGGAGAAATAAAATGTTCTCAAAACTTTGTGCATTACTTCGCAAGAAGCCAGAAGTATTAGCTGTAGAGCCAATTTTTCCAATAAAAAAACGCCCTACAATTAAAAAA